AAGTCTTGTAACTCTACCTACACCAATATATGGTGCTACATCATTTACATTTGAAATAACTTCATTTGTTTCACTATCATATTCATGTCCTAGAATTTCTGCCATTGTTTCTGCATCCATTCTATCAATTCCCATAGTACAAGAACCACCAGTAACTCTGTTATCACTTTCTGCTAAACTATCATCAGCATATAGTGTTGCATCACTTACATTTGGTTCAAAAGTAAAACTAACTGCTTTACCCGGTTTTTTAACTGTACCATATGTAATAGATCCATCAGTTTCATTTACTGTTGCTACTGCATATCTAAAATTATTTAAACCTATTTTAGCCATTAACTTTCGCTCCTTTCAATTGCAAAACATAATGTTTTATGATAATAACCAGTGTCATCTTCATACATATCTTCTGAAGTTCTACTTGGTTGCCATATAAATCCATTATCTTTCATTAAACCTTTTATTGCTTCAACTATATTAAAGTAATTTCCCTTTGAATAAATATCAAAATCATAATATGATACATAACCTAAAATTTCATTATCTCCTGCATAAGAATTATCTATATCAGTTTCCATATATGTAATATAAGTAGTTTCTTTGCCATTGTACCTTAAAAATTTTACTGGAATACTTACACCATCAACTACAAAATTGGTAAAAATTGACTGTATTAATTCATTCATATTTACTCCTTAATGTATTTCTTTTGAACCTTTAACATTTCACTTTCTATTTGAGAATTATTAAAAGATTTTCTAAAGAATGGTTTTTTTGCTTCACCACTTGATGATCCATATTCTCTTGCTCTTACTATTAATGGAACTGGTACACCATCATATGAATATGTTTCTCCCTTTTTAGAAGTTACACTAAATGATTTAGAACCTTTTTTATGATAACCATAAAATCCTACTTTGGTATTAACACTACCATCTTTAGTTCTATATGTTTTAGTTACTTTTAAATAAGGCTCTAGTTTAGAACTATCTTTAAAACTAGATTTCATATTTGAAACAACATTTTTACGAACAACTTCTGCTCCTGCTTGTGTCATTTCTTCTATCATCTTTGGTGTATTTTGTTCCAATTTAGTAAGTTCATTTATTAATTGAGTTGGTAGTTCGACTTTAAATTTTGCCATTATTTCATCACTTCTTTACATTGCATTTCAATTTCTACATTTGCTTCATCAATATTATTTAAATATTGTACTGAATAAGTTTTATTATTAAATGCTACTAACATATCCCTGTTTGAGTTTTGACTATTATAATAAGCATTAATTACTGTCTGTGAGTATCTTATAGTAAAATTTGTATATGCTTTTTCAAAATCACTATCATTTGCTATTAAAGTAAATCCTCTAGTGGTTTTTACATTTGCATAAGGTTCTAATACTACTACTGTGCTTTCTATTGGAAATCCTTGACTATCTTCTACTTCTATAACTTGATATATAATAATTTTTTTATTATATTTTCCTGCATCAATCATTGGCTTCACCAGTTGGAAGTAAATTATTTTGATGCATACCAAGTATAGTTTCAACAACTTTATTTAGGTTGGAATTGTCAACATACATTGCTCTTGTATCGTACATATCTTGGCATAATACAAATACAACAATAATTAAATCTGTATAATTATCTAGGTTTTCTTCTGCTATGCCTGTATATTTTAATATGTAATCTTTAGAAATGTTTATTAATGTAGTTAAATATTTTTGATCATCTTCTGTGACTTCACTTAATCTTATATAATTTGCTATATCAGAATAAGTTATATCACTTATTTTAGTTATATTATTCATAGTTACTCCTTTCTTTTATGGGAGTTTTGCCTAAACAACAAATAATATTATTTATTAAGCACTTGGAGTTGTTCCAGCCATTTTAATAGCTGATATTTTTTGTGGATCTTCAATTTTACTATCAAATTCTAGCCATCCAACTACTCCATATGCATGTTGAGTAGCATATTTTTCTCTTAATACTTCAATATTAATATCTTCTGAGAATTTAGTTGCTAATCCACTCATATCACCATAGTAAACTGCAATTTGTCCTGCTTCCATTTCTGGCATATTATCAGAAACATATACTGGTTTTCCTAATAACATATTTTTAAATGGACTAGATAAATCATAAACTTCAGTTAATAAGTATGATCCAGTATTAGATTTTAATTGTCTAATAGCAGTTCTTGTAGCTTCATTCATAATCCAAATAGCATTACCTTGGAATACATCTTTAATTTGTCCTTGAACTTGAATTAAATCATCAGCAGTAATTGTACCATTAGCAGTTACAATATTAGTAACTGTTGATAAACCAGTAACATCTCCACTACCATTTAATAAAGCATTCTCAATAAATCTTGAAATATCATAAGCCATTCTATCAACAACGAATGCTACAATATCAAATTGTGCATTATTTATTAATGAACGAGATATTAAACTTAATGCTCCTGCTAAATAACCAGTTAAAGTTATATTTGTAAATTTACCTACATTTGATTCTAATTCTTGGAACTCTGTTGCCCATGCTACAGTAATTGATTGTGTTGATTCATCATAGAATGGTAATTCTAATTTACCTTTAACATTGTATTTAGTAGATTTTTCAAGAATTGGACATATATCATAAACTTTTTTGATAATTCTATTTGCTATTGTAGTTGGAATTAATACTCCACCACTATTAGATGCAGGTGTTAAATTAGTTGCTCTTTCATTAAGAACTGTACCTCTTATATAGCTTTCAAATGCTTTTTCTTCATCTAAAGCTCTTTGTTCATCTTTGCATTTTCTTTCTTCATCTTTTGGTAAACTTTCTTTTTCAATATCTTGTCCTTCCATTTTATCAAATTCTCCTTTCAATTCTAATGTTTTCATTATTCTTCTAACATTATCTCTGATTTCAGCAAGTTCCATTGCTTCATCTTCTGTTAGTTCTCTTTTTTCTTCTTTGGCTTTATTTAAAACTTCATCAGCTCTTGTAATAAAGTCATTTTTCTTTTCCATTAATTCTTTTTCCATTTATTTTTCCTCCTTCATTTCTTTAATCATGTTTTCGTATTTTGAATAATCTATTTTTTCAACAACTTCTTGTTGTTTAGGCTCTTGTTCTTGCACTTCATTATCTTTCATTTCATTATCCTGTGCTTCTTCTTTTTTATCTTCTTTACTGTCATTTGCAGTTGTTTGCAGTTCTTTTGCAGTATCTTCTCTTATTGATATTTCATCAATAAAATCTTCACCTCTAAAGTGAACTATTTCTTCATCACTTCTAGCCATTATTAAAGTTCCATCATAAGCTGGTGTTTTTCTTTTATCTAGAATAGATACTTCTGCTAGATCTAAATCTTTAACTGCTCTATATGGCATACCTCTTTGTATAGAGTTTTCCACATCTCTATCTTGAAATCCAAAAGACCATCCAACTAATTCGCCATTTCTTGCTTTTTGAATAACTTCAGGATCAGTTATAATTGCTTTAGCCCTAAGTCCTATGTTATCCTCTATAAGTTCTAGATTCCCTTTTTTTGTGCTTCCTAAATCTCTATCCCAGTCATGATTAAGCAAAATATGTACATCATCATTTCTTTTTAAGGCTTTCTTAAATGCACCTTTACAAATCCTTTCGATAAAATGTCCTACTCTACTTAATAAAGGCTTACTATCTCTTTCAATAGCATTCACACATAACCAGAGATTTCTACACTATCTTCCTTTACTCTGATTTCCATTTACATCACCTCCTTTATAACTCTATAAATTTTTAAACATCTAATACTATTTTTTCTATTTCTGCTCTTACTTCTAGGTTATAAAGATATTCTCCCATTGCTCTTTTTTGATTTTTTAAAAGTTCAATAGAACATGATGGTTCAAAATTAAGAGTTCCTGCTTCATATTTAATTATCATTTTATGTAACTTTTCATATCTGATTTTTGTTTGATAATATTCTGCTAAAAATCTCTTTGTATAATCTTCACTATTCATATATTCAACTGTATCTTTAAGTTCCATACTTCACCTCCTTTATGCATCACTACTATTTCCACTTTGTTCAAACTCAGTATCTAACACTTTAGAAGTTAATACATTTTGTATACTTTCTGTTGTTTTACTTTCTGCTCCTGTATTTTTTCCATCGCTTGGGCTTGTTACTGTATCAGTATTTGGTGTATAATACTCCCCTGTGTTAAAATCAAATAATACTGCTCCTAGACCTACATTTGCTACATCATAGCCTTCAATATAATTCATATTTTCCATTCTTCTTATTTCATTAAATGAAAGCCATCCAGTTTCTTTAGCTATTTTGTATGCTTCATATCTGTCTTTTACATTTGCTTTTATAATTTCTTTTATATCAAATTCAAAAAAATAATTTTTCTTTTCTTTTTCAAGTAATAATTCTCTATTTAAAGCAGTTTCAAATGCTTTTGTTATAGGATATATTGCTTGTTTGAATGTTTCATAAAAGTCATTTGGATATATGTGAAATAAATTATTAATTTCATCATTTAAAGTTTTTCTACTATCGTTCATTTGCATTTCCACTGCATTATTAGAACTTTCTTGAAATTCTAGACCATTATTTAAAACAACAACATTTTCTTTATTATTAGCATATAAATTATTCCATGCTTGTTTTAATATATTTATTTCTTCTTGACCTAGCTTTCTTTGTGATTTTAAAAATCCTTTTTTGTTTCCACCACTTTTAACCATATTTAATTGATATAAAAGTGTGTTATATGCAGTTTCTATTGCTTGACCTACTTCTTGAGTTAAACCAATTCCAGTTGCTCCATCTTGGGTATTTCTTAAAAGTTTTATAAATTCATGTTTATAATGTTCTTCACCCAATACTAAAATTTGATAATCTTTAAATATTGGCTTAAAGTTTGGTATAGTTTGAACGAAGATAGGTTTTACATAATATAATCCAGTTACTTCATTTCTGTTTCTTTTTATATAGCAATATCCACCTTTATCCATAAGATAATCTTCTACCATTGCTCTTTTTAATTGCCATGCATCTAATGTATCTCCAGTATCTCCATTTAATAATCTAACTCTTGGATCATCTTCTACTGGTTCTACTCTACCTTGCTTATATTTATAAAGTTTTACTGGCATACTTGCTATCATATTAGATATTAGGCTTACTGCTCCACTTACTGCTGGTAATGTTAAGGCTTGTTCTCTTGTAATAGTTTCACTATTTAATAAGGCTTGTAATAAGACATCAGTTGCTACTTGAGTTGATGGTTCGTTCGTTTGAGTTGTAGTTGTTTCAGGTGTATCATCTCTTTTTTTAAATATATCAAATACTCCCATATTATCACCTCCTTTTTTTATTTAATTTTTATTATTTTTTCTTTTTTGTAGTCTTTTTAGGTTTTACTTCTCTAGTTCCTACTGGATTTCCTAATTCATTTTTTGACTTTTCTTCTTTTTTATCTATTCCAACTAACTCAACTAACCCAAGATTTTTTAAATATTCATATCTTTCTTTATCAACATTAAAAACATCATTTATGTTTCTTTTTATTCTTGGATTCTCAGGTTTAATTTCTAAACCTTCATAATCATCAAATTGCCTTAATGATTTTACTATATAATTTTTCATAATTCCTCCTTTATGTAATAACCATATTTATCATCTTTATAGATATTTTTTAAATATGGATATCTCTGTTTCATAACTCCATCTGTTAAATCAGGTTGTTTATGTATTTCATATATGTTATCTTCTTCAATTCCCTGTGAACTTAAATATGGAACTGCTACTATCATTTCTTTACATCTATTTAAAGCATATTTTAAGACTTTCTGAGCCTCTTTTACTTCTAGATGTTCTATTACATCACCAAATATAATAATGTCGTAGAAATCGTATTTAAAATCAATTATATTGATGTTATATACTTTTTTATATCTTTCTTCTAAATTAAAATTGTCTATATTAGGTTTAAATACTTCTACTGCTTCAATATTTGCGAAGTAATCTTGTAAGAACGGTAAGTATGTGCCTTCTCCTGCACCTACATCTAATATCTTTGCATATTTATCAAATTTACTTTTTAAATAATCAGTTACTTCTTTTTTATATGTTGCATAAGAAGTAGCCATTATATTTGGTGATACCTCATTTGTTCAAGTTCTTTCCACTGATTATTAAATTTCTTTTGAACATATGCTTTATAATTATTATTTTTAGTTGTTTTTATGAAATAGTGCATCTCACCAAGATGTTTATATATACTCATTTCCCACATTGCTTCTCTTTTAGTTGTTACACTTGTTGCATTACTTCTATTCCATACATGAGTAGATTTATTTAAACAAGTAAAACTATTCGCTTTTTCACATATTCTATAATGATGAACTCTATCTTCTGCTAATGTACTTTCAGGAAATAATGTATCTTTTAATAATCCAGTTTTAACAACCTTTGTCCATATTGCACATACATCATTTGTAAATGCTTGATACATATTTTCATAGTTTGGTCTAAATGGAAATAAATCTTCTTTACCATCTTTATATAAATCAAATCCTAAAAACATTACATCTTCATCTTCTAAATTATCATTTATTTCTTGAAGTATAGTATTTGATTTTAACCAGTCATCACTATCTAGACATACTATATAATCTCCTGTTGCTTCCATAATT